GAGGTTCGGTTTTGTCAGCAGAAGTGTAGACGTGACCAAACTTCGCAGCAGTGACGGCAAAAGTCGCCTCAGTGAAAAGCGTCTTCAATCTCGGTGCCACGGAAAACAAATTGTCATCTCCCAATACTACGAGAGCCACTTCGTCCCAAAACTTATGTAACATAGCCATGTCAAAGTTATAGATCGAAACGTAGTGGAACATGAACATTGTGATGTTCGTGATACAATTGCATTCAGTGGTCAACGGGAATCCTGAAGACAAACAACCGTGCCATATCTCTGCAACGGGCCCAAAGATATGGTAAGAATCAACTACCGCTTTAATGAGGGCCAGGCGAACACGGCGTCCTAAAACGTCGGTCTTTGGATATAGATTGGCCAAAGTCATCATAGAATGCGTATTAAGCATCTTTGACGTGTGACCATCAAATCCCCTGTAATCCCCAGATCCGCAGTGTTGACCGCCACCCACACGAGTAAGATAACGGGCTAGAGCATCCCAAGATTCGCTGGCATAATTAACACCAAGCAACATCCCGTTCTGCACTGACCCATTCCTACAAGCGAGAATGGCAGATCCGAAAAACATACGACATAAAAGAAGCAAGTCGATCGGCCCCGCAAACACAGCCCGAGTTTGACCAGCAGCGATCTTCTTTAACGATCTACGCTCTGATTTCAACACGGTCATGAATGTAAATTGGGGCACTCCACCGGAAGTCATAATGTCCACCTGATGTTGAATCCTATCTGCGAGAACCTTATAATCAGGTCCCAGGTTGGGTTTTCCATCATTGTAGTACCAGTAATCCTTGCGTTTCTTACCATGCACGGTATCTGGATACCCATTTGAAGTGGACGGGTCTAAAGGATGAAGAGCGGTTCCTTCTATCCCACAAATGGCTTCAACCAAAGAAAGATTCCTAAACTCAACGTGCGGGGAACAACGCCTAACACGTTCCGTAATATTTGCACTTATGGCGTCCATTACTGGAGCGTCCCATTCGTGCTCAACGAAAGTATACGCAGCGCGAGCTTGTTTATAATTCTTGGGATCAACCAACGACGGAGCAGTCTTCGCTACCATCGGCGGGGGTCCTTCACCTATGTAAGGAACAATATTGTTACTAACAAAGATGTTGGAAGGGATCACCACATCTTCTTGAAAAATGTCGCCTGGGTGTTCTCCAGGTAGCAGTCCAATCTTAGAGAGTAATCCTCCTTCAGATTCTACTGCATTGTCCTTCATGACGATTGAACTTACGTCTTCTGGACCCGACTCTTGTACAACGACTCCTTCACGAACTTGAATTGAGTCTGAGTTCATATCAAGTAATAATTCTTCCTCCTTGATAAGTTCGGCGTTGGAAGGTTCCATAGGAACTTGGTAACCTAACATCTCCCGGGTAACTCTGTTGCAATACCCGACCGATCTACCATCGCCTGCGATGTGGAAACCCACAACGAAGCCAGCAAAACGACCCTTAGTAAGAACGACTGGTGAGCCGCACTGTCCTTTGGACGTTGCTACTTGGTAAGACAGGATTTGTGTTGCTTCAAATTCTTCAGGCTTTCCCACGTTAATAGTGGTAGTGGGCACACCTACTCCATATTCGAACGTAAGTGCCATACCTGGAGTGACTATCATTCCTCCAAATTCATGCTGCGCATTCAAATACAAAGTATCCGATACGTTTAATGCCATGAAATGTTTCCTGATGTCTTTGAAACTCCACTTTTTCTGGTCATTGAGGCGAATTAGACACATATCCCGCTGAACACTTTCTACCAGGAACGTGCAATCCATCATTTTCACCTCTGTCACTGTGCTCTCGTTTCCGAGCCTGAAGATGATTGCGTCTTCAGGAATTTCTCCACTGATCGCCGGAGCTAGGGTCTTAGCTGCAAAATGGCGAGGAATCATTATAACGTCATCATATACGCCAATCGCTGTTCCTGCCATAACCCAAGCGTCTCGAGCCAAGTTCATGTGCCAAAACGTCCGCATATTCTTCCGGATGAAATTGACACGCTCGAGAACTTCCTGGGCTCCTTGAGAATGCACCAATCTGGTTGCTTTATCAAGGTCTGCACCTTTCCCATGTCTATTGACCATAGCAAGCAGTGACACTTGCTTTTCTTTGAGAGCCTTTTGCATCAGTCGGGACTGCGCTTTGTTGGCTCCCATGGACTGGGATTCGTTTTGGGGCACGTTGAAGTACGAATAAAGTACCTTCGCAACCGCAACGCCAATGAGCCCCACCATGAACGGATGGTCTTTGACAAACTCGCAC